GGCCGCCCACGCCTGGTTGCGGGCCTCGTTGGTGACATCGTAGATAGTGTCCACGTAGCCGGACGGCTCAACCGGCGTGGCCGGCAGCGTTGACGTCACCAGGGCGAGCCTCCGCCGG